AACCTTATTCTCAATGGTTGTTAAAATGTACAGGAGGGAGGTATCGTTATGTTGCGTAAATTAAAGTTATATGGCGAGCTTGCTGAGTTTATAGGCTATAAAGAATTTGAAATACAGGTAGATAGTCTTCCCAAAGTAATTAGTTTTCTTGTTAATAATTTTCCGCAAGTAGAGAAATATATGAATCCTAAATATTATCAAGTAAAAGTTGGTAATTATGCAATTAGTGAAGAAGAAATATGTCATCCTATAGGACAAGAGGATATACATATTGTTCCTGTTATTAGTGGTGCTGGTAGAGGTCCTGGAAGAATATTAATGGGTGCTGCAATGATTGGACTAGCTTTTGCGACAGGTGGGGCAAGTCTTGGGGCTCAAGGTCTAACATTTTCAACAGGTACTATTGGTGGTGTTTCTTATGGTGCGTTTGCTGCTCAAGCTGTAGTTGGATTAGGTGCAGCACTTGTATTATCTGGTGTTAATGAAATGTTATTTCCATTACCAAAAGCACCAGAGTTTAGTTCAGAACAAGACCCACGTTTATCATTTAGTTTTGCTGGAACTCAAAATACATCACGGGCTGGTACTCCAGTTCCAATAGTTTATGGAGAAATCATAACTGGCTCAGTCGTAATTAGTGGTTCAATCGACACTCAACAGGTACAAGCATGACAAAACCTAAAGGTATTCAAGGTTCTGGTGGTAGAAGAAGTCCTCCACCTCCCCCTCAACCGACTAGAGCACCTGATACTTTACATAGTAGACAGTTTGCTACTTTTCTTGATCTTATTTCTGAAGGTGAGATCGAAGGGTTTGCTTCTGCTTCAAAAGAAGGACTTACAAAAGGAACAACTGCATATAACAATGCTGCATTAAAAGATGTATTTGTAAATGATACTCCTGTTTTAAAATCAACAGCTAATTCTGCTAGTCCAACTTCTATTGATTATAATTTCCAAGATGTAGGTTTTAATCCTAGATTTGGAACGGCAGATCAAACTAAAGTTGAAGGTATTGAAAGCAGTTCCTCGGTAACAGCAGTAGGCGTAACTGTAACTAATGCTATTCCTGTTACCAGACAAATTACAAATACAGATGTTGACGCAGTAAATGTAACTATTACATTTCCACAATTACAAAAAGCTACTGACAAAGGAGATTTATTAGGTTCCTCTGTCTCTTTAGTAATAGCAGTTCAATATAATTCTGGAGGTTATACAAATATCATTTCCGATACTATTACAGGAAGAACTGCTGACGCATACCAGAGAGATTACAGAATAAATCTTACAGGTGCTTTTCCTGTTGACATAAGAGTTCTTCGGACTACAGCAGATAGTACAAATTCAAATTTAGTTGATGCTTTTCAATGGACAAGTTACGGAGAAATTATTGATCAATCAAATACTTATGCTAATAGTGCTTATGCTTCCCTTCGATTGGATTCTATGCAGTTCCAATCAGTTCCTACCAGAAAATATCGTATTAGAGGAATAAAAGTAAGGATTCCAGGAGCAGGTGCTAATGGATCTGGTACTCCGAGCATTGATTCTACTACTGGTCGTATTGTTTATCCTACTGGTTATATTTTCAATGGTGTTATGGGTGCTGCTCAATGGTGTTCATGTCCTGCAATGGTATTACTGGATCTTCTTACAGACACTAGATATGGATTTGGTAATCATATAACTGATAGTTCTCTTGATCTGTTCTCTTTCGTAACTGCTAGTAAATTTGCAAATACATTGGTATCAGATGGTTTTGGAGGGCAAGAGGCTAGGTTCAGTTGCAATGTAAATATTCAAAATTCAAGTGAGGCTTTTGATCTTATAAGTGAACTAGCTGGTGTTATGAGATGTATGCCAATATGGGCTACTGGTAGTATTCAACTTGCTCAAGATAGTCCTAAAGATGCAAGTTATTTGTTTAATTTATCTAACGTAACTCCAGAGGGGTTTAGTTACTCAGGAAGTGGATTAAAAACAAGAAATACTGTTATCTCTGTTTCCTACTTCAATATGGATAGTAGAGAGATAGATTATGAGGTTTATGAAGATAGTGCTGCTATAGCCAAGTTTGGTGTAATTATTAAACAAGTAAAAGCATTTGCTTGTACATCACGAGGTCAGGCTCGAAGGTTGGCAAAGGCTATTCTATTTGCAGAACAAAATGAGAGTGAAATTGTCACTTTTGGAACTTCTATAGATTCTGGTGTTGTTGTTAGACCTGGTGCTGTTATTGAGATAGCTGATCCTGTCCGTTCTGGTGTTAGGAGAGGGGGAAGGATTAATGCTGCAACAACAACTCAAATTACTGTAGATGATTCTGCTGCTACTGACTTGGTAACAACTAATGACCCAACTCTTAGTGTAATTTTGCCAGATGGAACGATGGAGACTAAAAACGTCCAATCCATTGTTGGTGCAGTAATTACAGTTGATAGTGCTTTTTCTCAAGCACCTAATGTAAATGCAGGTTGGCTTTTACAGAATGATACAGTTGAAGCTCAAAAATTTAGAGTAATAACAGTAGAAGAATCTGATGGTATAAATTATACGATTACTGCTCTGTCTTATAAAAATGCTAAATATGCTTTTATTGAAGATGGTGCAAGTTTACCAACAAGAACTGTATCTATATTAAATCTTCCCAAAAGTCCTCCATCTGCACTTCAAGCTGAAGAAAAGATAGTAGAGATAAACAATCAGGCGGTGTCTAAACTTATTGTTAGTTGGCAACCTATTGTCGGTGTTACGCAGTACCAAGTTAATTATAGATTTAATAATGGTAACTTTATTTCTACAACAGTTTCTTCTCCTGATTTCGAGATATTTAATACTGATGTTGGTACATATGAATTTCAAGTATTTAGTTATAATGCAGCATTACAAACAAGTGCGACTTCCGCAAATATAATTTTCAATGCTGTGGGTAAAACAGCAGTACCATCAGATGTGACAGGACTTACGGCAGAGCCTATAAATGAAAAATTAGTACGATTACGTTGGAATTTATCTACAGATGTTGATGTTATTCATGGTGGCCGTGTTTATGTAAGACATTCCACCAAAACAGATGGGACAGGGACATTTAGTAATTCTGTTGATCTTATTCAAGCATTAGCTGGTAATACAACAACAGCCGAAGTTCCTTATTTAGAAGGAGAATATATTTTAAAATTTAGGGATGACGGAGGCAGATTTAGTGCTGGAGAAACAAGTGTTATTATTGATTTACCTGATAATCAAGCTCCTTTAGTAACACAAACCAGAAGAGAAGATAATGATAGTCCTAAGTTTCAAGGAACAAAAGTTAATGTTGAATTTGATGCCACAACAAATAGTTTAAATTTATCTGGAACTGGACTTTTTGATACTATTAGTGATTTAGATGCGGTTGGATCTTTAGACGATTTTGGAGGGATTTCAAGTTCTGGTACTTACGATTTTGGAGGAACTGCTGGTGGAGATACTTTAGATTTGGGAGGTGTATTTAGTCTTGATCTTAAACGTCACTTCTTAACAGAAGCCTTTTATCCTAGTGATTTAATAGATAGTAGGACAGCAAATATTGATTCCTGGACAGATTTCGATGGAGCTACTGCAACAGATGTAAATGCTGAGATGTTAGTTAGGGTTACACAAGATAATCCTTCTTCTGGATCTCCTACATATACAGCGTTCCAAACTTTTGCCAATGGTACTTATAAAGGTAGAGGATTCCAATTCAGAGCAAAATTAACAAGTAATGATACTGCACAAGATATTAGAGTATCGCAGCTAGGTTATACAGCATCTTTACAGAGAAGAACAGAACAAAGTAATGTTATTGCAAGTGGAGCAGGAGCAAAGGCTGTTACGTTTACCAATCCATTTTTTGTTGGTACGGCTTCTTTGCTTGGAGCAAATACTAATTTACCCTCTGTTGGTATCAATGCTCAGAATATGGCATCAGGAGATTACTTTGAAGTAAGTAGTATTTCTGGAACGGGTTTTACTGTTCACTTCAAAAATTCATCAAATGCTTCGATTGATAGGAATTTCACTTATCAAGCTGTCGGATTTGGCAAGGGATGATAAGATGAAATAAATAATTCAAAAAATGGCAAGAGTTAATAGTACAACTAAAGAAACAGATAATAATTTTAATACGGCTAATGGTACTGGTGCTGCCGTCCGTGCATCGTTAAATGATATTTTAACAGCATTAAGGACATTAAACTCTGCTAGTGGCGATCCTTCTGGTATATCAAATATAGCTCAATTTCAACCTCATATTGATACATCTTCAAATTTACTAAAAATATGTACTGCGGTATCTGGAAGTGGCGGTTCAGCTACAGGTACATTTACAACGATTGGAAATATTACACAGGCAAATTTAGGTTTAGCACCTGTCGCTGGAGCAACATTTACTGGAAAAATAATTCATAACTATACATCTAGCGTTACAGTTCCTTCTGGTACGACTGCACAGAGGGATGGTAGCCCTGCTGTTGGGATGCTAAGACACAATACCACGCTTAACCAGTTTGAAGGGTACAACAACGGAGCATGGGGTGCTATCGGGGGCGGTGCTGGAGCTACGGGAGGCGGAACCGATGAGGTGTTTTTCGAGAATGACCAAACTGCAACAACTTCTTACAGTCTTACGGCTAATAAACATGCCCATAGCGTAAGTCCTACAATTAATAACGGAGTCACGATTACTGTGCCTTCTGGTGCAAAATTAGTTATCTTATAGTTATGGCTATTGCAATTAACGGATCAGGAACAGTTACAGGAATCTCAGTAGGAGGTTTACCTGACGGAATAGTAGATCGTGATACTTTAGCAGCACAGGCTAAAGGAAGTATTCTTCAAGTCGTTCAAGCAACATCAGATACTAAAACTTCAACTACAAGCACTTCTTATGTAGATACCCCATTATCAGCTTCAATTACACCTTCTGCAACTTCAAGCAAAATTTTAATAAGATATAACATAACTGTAGCAATGGGTAGTAATAGTAATATAGCTTTTTTTCAGATACTAAGAGGAAGTACTGTTATAGGAAATGGAAATCAAGGTTCTTCCAGAACTAAATGCCATAGTGCGTTAAGAGGACAGCATAGTGATAATAACCCACATGGAGTTACATCAGGAGAATTTTTAGATACTCCATCAACAACTTCTGCTACAACTTATAAAATTCAATATCGTGTAGATGGAAATACTTGTTATATTAACAGAGCTTCAACTGATACTGATGCAGCGGCTTACCCAAGTCCTTTAGCAGTACTTACATTAATCGAGGTAGCAGCATAATGACATTAGATCACGAAGCAATAAGAAAAGCATATCCTGATGCTGTAACTATTGATGACTCTAAGGGTGCGTTTGATAAAGATGGCACAAAAATTACTTTAGAGCAAAGCAAGATAGATGCTGCACGAACCACATTAAATGCTGAAGCTGCTGCTGTTAAATACAAAACCGATAGAACAACTGATGGTTCTACTATTTACGCTTCTTTCGGAGATCAGTTGGATATGTTGTATGCCGACATGAAGGCAGGTAAACTAGATACAACTGGAACGTGGGCTACCCACATCAAAGCGGTTAAAGACGCTAACCCAAAACCTAGTTAATTATGGCAAGTATTAAGCTCAAACATAGCGGTGGTAACGGAACTATTTTAAATAGTCCAGCAGCTAATCCTAGTAGTGATGTAACTTTAAAATTACCTTCTACAACTGGATCTGCTGGTCAAGTTTTAAAAGTAGCAAGTGCTAATCATAGTTCGACAAATGCGGAACTTGAGTTTGGTGGCGGTGTTATAACAGAAGCCGATTCTTGGAGGGTTAATTCAGACTTTTCTGCTGGTACTGGTACTAATGTTATTAATACTAATTGGGAAAGAGATGATACAGATTTTGAAAAAATAGGAACTGGTTTAAGCCATGACGGAAGTGGTAAATTTGGCTTTCAAGTAACTGGCAAATATTTATTAACATTTTTCTATAGTGGTGCAGTTTTAAGTGGAAATGATGCCCGATATGCAGGGATAAGAGTGTATGTCGCAACTGATGGTATAAGCGGAACTTATAATGAAAGAGCCATAAGTATAGATTCAGTAAATGGTCTATCTAGTAGTTCAACTTATGCTGCTGGTTCAATACAAAAAATCCTTGATGTAACAAATACTAATACATATTTTTATATTTCAACTTATACTACAGGTTCAATAACTTGGAGACTTGACGGAGCTACTGATAAGAATCAAAATGGTTTTACTTCAATAAGATTGGGAGATACATAATGAGATTAGATGGAAGAGCAGATCACATAGAAGATTATCTTGTTACTGTCAGAACAGGACAATGGTTTGGTTGGTCTGACTCAAAAAATAAAATTTATGCAAATTTAATAGTGCATGATGGAGGTTCAAAACCTACAGAAAAAGAATGTACTGATGGACTTTCTGCATTGCAAACAGCCTGGGATTTAGAAAATGATTCTTACAAATCTAAAAGAAGAGCAGAATATCCAGATTATGCTAGTCAATTAGACGATATATTCCATAATGGGATAGATGGCTGGAAAGCTACAATTAAAGCTATTAAGGACAAATATCCAAAACCATGAGTACACTAAAAGTCACTAATGTTGCACACGAAACAAGCACTTTAAATACGCTTGTTTTTGATAATGGTGGTGGTTCTGGTAACGGAAGAGTTACTACAAAAGGAACTATTGGAGAGATAACTGCTGTCTCCTATGCTTCTACAATTACATTGGATTTCAGAACTGGTAATAATTTTTCTACAACACTTACTGGTAATGTCACTATTGCCAACCCTTCAAATATTTCTGCTGGACAGAGTGGTGTTTTGTTTATAACTCAAGATGGCACAGGAAGTAGAACCGCAGCATTTGGATCGTATTGGGACTTTTCAGATGGAACAGCACCTACATTATCAACAGGTGCAAACCAAGTAGATCTTATTGCTTGGATAGCACGAACCAACACAAATATAACTGCACAGTTTATTGGAAACTTTAGCTAATGAGCAGTCTTGGGAGTCCTAGCACATTCTTTCTTGCAAAGAAAAAGGCATACGAAGTAGAACGCAGTTTAAGATTTAATAGGGATGATACTGTTTATTTAGAAAGAACTCCGTCTAGCGATGGAAATAAAAGAACTTGGACTTTTTCAGCTTGGATTAAAAGAGGTCAACTTACTTCACTTCAAACATT